TCGTTTCCCTTTCTGATGAAGTCAGTGGAAAACACTTGTTTAAAGCACATCTTTTTATCTTGAAGATTATATTGCATCTTCGCTTTTTTAAGCATTAACTGCCTCTCTACGCCTTCTTTCTCTGGCTGAAGGTCGAAAAATTTAATGTTTATATTATTTTGAAGAAAAAACTCTGATTCATTGCAGCTATCTATGAATTGATACCCAGCGTTATCAATGCAGATCATTATAATATTGAAATTCGTCATTAGATAACCCATGTACTTTATGTGGTCTTTAAGGTCTCCTCCAGCTAAAGCGTAGCTGTTGACTAGCGTTGCGTCTCTTTTTTCTTCGTCTATTTCTAAAAGGGACATTGCGAAAAAGTCAGAGCTGGGGCTGTTGCTAAAACTCGGGTCAATGCCAAGTATGTATTTTTTTCCTGAATCTCCAAAAATTCTAGTTGTAGGCTCTTCTCCATCTGGTATAGTGCATTCGTGCATTTTTCTTCCACTGAAATAACTATCGCTTCCATCAGTGAAGGCCGCGCAATATTCTCTTTGGAAAGAGGAGTTGGACAGTCCGCCGCTGCCAGCTTCCTCAATTACCGTATGGTCTATCATTTCCACAGGTAGAGACTCGTAGCTCATTTGAGATATGAAATACGAGGCTTCTCCAGTTTCGTCGGAGTATATTTTTCCCATCCAATCCTTATACGTTTTGTATAAGTTTTCAAAAGTATAGCTAGCTGATGATAGGGCCAACATTTTAGTGTTGTTCTTAAACACCATCCTGTCTGTCTCTTTCAGTCTTCCCTCTTTGATCAGCTCATCCTCTTTTTCTCGAATTTGCATTCTCTTCTTTAAATCTTGAGGGGAAACCAAAAACGGCATTAAAACATTTTTAATCGTTTCTTCCGGCAGTAAAAGAAACTCATCCAGCACCAGAACATTCGCCCTGAAACCACGAATCTTTTCTCCGCTTAACGGGATCGCTGTTATGGTACCCCCGTTTATTTTCCACTCGTGCTGATCGTTCCTTTCCGTCTTGGCTCCGAACGCTTGAGCCAGCAGCTTCGCTTCTTTTGTTTCAACGATGTTTTTTATGTTGTTGAAAATGAATCTTGCTGTACGAAAAGTGGGGCCAGCTATTAATATTTTAGTGTTAGGCTCGAAGATGCATTGCAAAAAACAGAATACGCTAGCTATAAAAGTCTTGCCGCAACCACGGCCCCAAACACACATGCTAAAGTTCCTGTTTAAAAAACCTTTCAGCATCACTTCTTGATAAGGAGCTAGTTTGACGCCAGTCAACCAGTAGGTCGTCATAGTTAAGTTATTTCTTAGAAACTTTGCAAGGCTTATCCTAGCCTCCTTGTCCTCAAGTTCGCCTTCCAAAAGTTTCAGCTCGGAATTTAAATCAACTACCCCCTCGTTATATTTTTCAGCAGAATACCACATCTCTCATAACATTTTTAAATCGTAAGCTAGTTGTAGGTCTTGAGTCTTGAAGGCTTGATTACAGAAAAATATTTTTTTTGTTAGTCTTATCGCCTCGGTTTTGGTTTTAGCAAACAAGAATTGTATATTTTTAAAATCTTGGTTTAGCGCCCTCACCCTGTTGAATATATATTCTGGGGTAGCTCTCACCTTGCTCGAAACATAAGGGAGCTTATTAAAATTCATAGCCTCCTCTATAGATCTTTCGACAAGAACTATTAAATAGGCGTTCTGCTCAACGGCTCTTTCTACCTCTCTTCTAAAACGGTCGTACCCTCCACTCATCGTGCCAATAAAGTCATTTAAAGATTTTCTTTCTACGTAGCAGTTGCCAGAAACTTCCCTGTCGCTTAGGGCATAGTCTCCAAACTTTAGAGTTTTAATCTCAAAAGGTATGTCAAACTTAAATGGCTTTTGCTCTCTCGTATCGATGTATATGACGCAGTCGTCAGGAGGGGCGACCTCTTGTATTTCGGTTTTTAAATCTTTAAATTTATTTCTTAATCCTAGCTCTTCACAAATGCTGGCATAGCTTCCGAACACTTTATTGTAGTATTGTACCGGTGGGGTCATAACTGACCTCAACTCAACTTGAGATGGGGAATAGAATAAACTCTTTTTTACTTTCCTGTCTTCTAAAGCCTTCCTGCAATAAGATTTTTTACTTTCATCATCTTGCGCTTCCAGCCACTTTTTAAGATTAGTTCTATTATTGAAATCTGTAGAAAAGTAATATTCCTTTGATTTGAATTTTATCAGATCTCCAGAATGTAAATCTTTTCTTGGAAAGTTTTTTTGGTAATACTCAGCGAGCCTCAAATCGTGACATTTGATGTGGGCGTGTAGACTTTTTTCTGACGGAAAATCCTTATCGCACTCTATACATTTAACCATTTATAGCTTCCTCTTCTGTTAAACCCATTATCCTACATTTTACCTCGTCAAGCGTAGAAAGTCTTTTAACTTCTTCTTTTATGAACTGCTTTTGTTTTTCAGCCATTTTAATAAGCTCCAATCTAGACTCTTCATCTTTCCATAGTTGTACTAGGTTAAGTATTGAAGCGTTTTCTTTGATTTGCTTGCTTAGTCTTTGACTTCTTTTTTCTTTTAGGCTCTCTAAAAGTTTTTGCTGTCTGGTCACGGACTGGTTGTATTCAGTTTGAGAATGTCTTATGGATTCCACTAATCCCATTGAGATTTTTCTGCCTTCTGTGTCGCTAGCGGTTGCATCTAACATATTGTTTAACCGCTCAATTCTATTTAAGATATTCGAAGACAAAACAACTTCAACGGATAAAACTATATACTGATCGACCTCCTCCTGAGTTAAGTCGCTTTTGTCGTTTGTGTACCTGACGAAGCTACTCTCGAAGAGCGTCCTATCGCTTTCGCTAGCGAAGTTGCTTATTTGATGAATAAACCTATATGAATGTAAATAACCCATCAAAGAATTCACGCCCTTCTTCTGCGCGGTAGTCATTTTCTCTTCTGAGATTTTCTCATGTATAAACTTGTTTATCTTAGACAGGGTCTTCCCGAAAGTAGATGGGGGCTTCCACATCGCCACCTCTTCTACTGTCTTGTCCTCATAAAAGCTTCCAGTAGATTTTCTTAGCTCATCTAAATACTCCCTAACTGCCCTAACCTCTAAATCTAAATTTGTTAGGTCTGGTTTTCCTGTCATAGTCCTGCCAATATCAATTGGCCTCATGACAGAAGCGTTCTCGGCTATGTATTGCTTGTACTCCTCTGTAAGCTCGAACTTTTTAGCTGGAACATAAATTTGAGATCCTCTAGCTTTTATTTTCCTTGATGATAGAAACTCCTTCATCAGCCTGCCGTTTTTAGATCTACCGTCTGGATTTGGGTCTTCCGGGAACCCTATCTTTATGAGCTCGTTCAAGGAGGGAGGAGAGTCTGAGTCAGAATTCCACTTATCTAAAACCAAAGACTGCTTTTCGAGGGGTAAGTTGTTTTCCTCGAAGTAGTCAGTTGGCGAGCCGTCTGCGTTAAAGTATTTGGATTCGTCCATAAGTTAAAATATATCTATCTCGTCTTTCTGGATTGACCTTTTTACTTTTAAAATTATTGCCCTCTTTATGTTAGTTATCTGCTTATATCCCGGAGTTCTATTTTTCTCAGAAGTTTTATATCCCATCTCCGAGGCAACTTCTTTCTCAGTTTTATTTTCTATATACAGCATCTCATAAACCTTCCACTCTATCGGCTTTAGGACCTGCTTCATTCTAACATTGATTTTCTTTATAGAGTCTTCAATGTCCCCGACATCAAATTTTCTTGACGAAACCTCCTGTACGTGACCGTCGAGAGGAACTGGAATCTTTATATTATAAGCGTCTTTTTTGTTTCTTTCCCAATTCTTGTATATAGGACAATCACTGCATTGTTGGGAGTAGATTTTACATAAATTGTCGGGCTCTGCAGCCGCACACCTAAGGCAAGGCCTCGCAAAGCTACTGTAGTTATTTCTAATTAAATTTTTAAGTTGGTTCGATATAGTTCTATTAAGCCAAGGAGGGAGAGGCTTCTTGTAGTCATAAAGGTGCCATTTTTTATAGATGTGAATCCTTAGAATCTGGCTGATGTCGTCAAAATCAATCCAAGATAAGGCGTTGAGGTTCCATTTGTTTCTCCTCTTCGCTATCTCTTGGTCAATCTCTTCTATCCTGTCTTCGAAGCTTGGCTTTTTAGGCATCTGACTGCTTGTTACTCCTTATTGAGCCAGCTTCCCTTTTAAATTCTTCCATGAAGGCCTTTTTAGTAACTCTTTTAGCTTTAGGTGCTGGTTCGCTTTTTATTCGCGTCCCATCTGGATTACTCGCGTAAGAACCAGCTATTGAACCTAGCTTGTTTGTCCTTCTTGCTGTGAAATTGTCGCATTCATATGAAAGCGCCTCTATTGAATCAACAAGCTGTTGTTTGGTTTCGGGTATTGTTCCCTCAGTCTCTTCCTCCACCTCAAGAGCCTCATTTTTTTGGGTATTAGCAACCGAATTCATCCCCGTCCCGCATTTTATGCAAAAGTTGGGCTTTTGAGATGTGTATTTATGGAGTTGTCCGCAGTTTTGGCAATAAACATTCATCACAAAGATTATAAGTAGTTAATCTTACACTAATTATATACAATCTTTTGATAAAAAATACAAATTTTCTGTATTTTTAGTTGTAAAATATAGTGTCGTATGGCTGCTAAGAGGAAAAAAAAGAAACCAGACTATCTTTTTACTAACGGTAATGATAGGGAATTTCAGTTCTATTTTAGAAAACCCCATAAGAACCACAATGCAGATGGCCTCTGTTTAAATCCGGATGTATACGAAGATCCCAAGATATATGTCGACCCTCACCTTCCGCCTAAAAGGAAACTTCAGGTGGTGATAGAAGAAGTCACTCACGCCTTCTTTTGGGATAAAACAGAAAAAGACGTAAGAAAGTTCTCTCAGGTTTTAGCTGATATTCTAATCAAAAAGATGTGACATTCCCGTAGACGAAGCGGTTATCTAAATAAGGGATAACCCCATTGTCTAAAGCGTTGGAGCAAAAGCTCATGTCAGAGCCTCTCTCCCATACGTAATCATGACCGTAAGAGTCTAATAAACTACTTATGCCCCTTCTATTCAACAAGTAGCAAGCAAACACATAGGGGCCAGCCCATAAGCCTGTAACTCTTCTTTTTACAATGTCCTCGTAATCTTGTGACTGAGTGTACCATCCGTTCCCATCTGTTGCCCCCCAATAGTTCGAAATGACGTCTGCGTTCATATCGCTACTTGCATTTTTATGTTTCCCTAACGGTGCTACAAGAGTTTTATTTACAAATAAGAGGTTCTCAATAGTGTCTTGTTTGTTAATTATGAAATGATCGTCTATATAAAAGTAATAGTCAACGTCTAGCTTAAACGCCGCTTCCAAACACTTATCCCTGTTAGAAACATAACTTTCTTCAGTTACTCTTTTAACGAAAACTTTTTTATATTCACTAAAAGCGTCTTCTACTTCCTTGTCTGTATTTAGTTGGACTTTTGATTCGTCGTAAGATATACATAAGAATATATTCTCTTTGGGGATAGTCAGGTTCGTTATCTGCTTTAGTCTATCTATGCATTCCCACGCGGTTGTTGACTGTTCAAGAAACAAGGAGATTAAAATAGTTGGGAAGCCCGTAAAAACATTTTGTTGACCAATCATAGTCGCTTTGTTTTTCAGCCTAGACCCTCCAACATAATTACAAAACCAGTTGTGCTTTATTTTTTGTTCCTTGCTTCCGTTTCCATGAAAAACACATGGGTTAGTCTTATGGACTTCGTTTCTGATCCTGTCGCTGACTACCTCTAGCTCTCCATTGATATTCCCGTCGGCACATCCCGCTATACATTGGAATAGTTCAGCCTTATAATCTAATTGTATGCCGTATGCTCCGCTAAGGAACTTGTGTTGATAGTAAAGCTGGTCATCTCCGGAGTCGGGTATTTCTTCTTCCGTGATTTCCTTTAAAGCTTTTACTCTGCCAATAAAGTTTCCTGAATTTAAAAATCTATACTTACTGCCGCACTGTTCTTCGGTCGGGAACTTATCTGCTATAGAGCCGTCAGGCCATATAGCCTTTTCAGATCCAAATATAGCTTGGGTCGAGGTTCCTTCGGTCGCCTTGTTCCATTTTTCTTCTATCTCCTCAGGTCCAGTAAGGAACACGACGTCATATCCGTCAACAAACAAAATAATGTCATCGTCTTCTAAGTTTTCCAGCTCACGCTTCAATATGTTTATTTTTTGTCCTCCTCCGGGATGCTCCAGCCTTGCTACATCCCCATCGCTCCAGCTAGAATCTAATCCTATTACCTTTAAATCTATCCCGTAGTATTCGGCGCTAATTCTAAGCCTGTCCAAGCCGTCATGGTCTTTGGTGGCCGCCGTATAGAATTTTATTTTAGAAGGCCTCTTAACCCCTAGTAGACCGGAGTTATTAGCCCCTCTGAATTCATTGACTTGTTTATTTTCTGCAAAAATGGGTTGATCATAGAAAGTTGAAAATAATTTCACCTCAAGCTTAGAAAACTGTTCATTCAATTTTTCGTTTTTAGATTGCCCCGCAAGACTGTTGAAATAGTCACTTACGTTGAAAACGTTTTTTAAAAAATCTTCATTTGAAATTGTTTCAGCTGCCTCTCGGTTTAAGAGGTAGGCTTGGGACATTTTGGTGGGCAATGCTCTCGTTAAGCTTTCAGAGACTTTTAAGGCTTGGTCTCTCTCTGTGGGCTTCCTTGTCGCTCTACCACCGTCGTCTGTTGTTTTTTCTTTTGTTTTTTCGCCAATAAAGCATAAGCCCCAAGAAGGTAAATCTTCTAGCTGTTTCATTATACTCTCTACGTCTTCTTTAAATGTGAAGTGGTTAAGCAGGTATGAATCATCTTCTATAATTAAAGCGT